AATGTAATATTGGCAATCAGAGCCATTAAAGCACGCAAAATAGCGGAGAAGATAGAACCTACTCATGCAATCCTCAAAGACTTAATCGATGAGGGTTGCACCATGCCTGACATACGCAAAGCAGTTGAACTTGGCAAGATTGGATATGGAAGAACTTTAAACTCACATTATTTTTTTGAAAAATGACAGAAATAGCAATCGGAATTGACCCCGGGACTAACACGGGATTTGCCGTGTGGAACATAACAGAGCAAAAGTTTGATGCAATAAAGTGCCTGAAAATCCACAAAGCTATCGAAGAAATAGCATTCATGGCTGACTTGTGCAAACTACATGTAACGTTTGAAGATGCCCGTAAACGTAAATGGTTCGGCAATGCAGGACGGGAGCAGCTTCAGGGTGCAGGCTCTATTAAACGGGACTGCTCAATTTGGGAAGACTTCCTGACAGATGCAAAAATACCCTTTAGGATGGTTGCGCCGATGAATATAAAAACGAAACTAAAAGCTGATGCGTTCAAACGGATAACAGGCTGGCAGGGGCAAACAAATGAACATTCCCGGGATGCCGCTATGATGGTGTTCGGGGTGAAGCATGTAAAAAATTACGATAATTTATTCTAACCCATTGCACATTCAAAAAGTTTTTGTATATTTGTAGTGCACAATTTAAACACCAAAATGAGAATAGATTTTTTACATAACAATATACTCCCTATTGGGACAAATTACCAGCGGATGGCTCTTGGTGTGCCTGTGCAACCGTTGGTTTTTTTGTACTCGATAGGGAGTTGCTTTTTGAATTATGGAAGGATATATTAAATTACACAGAAAAATACTTGAAAGCTCTGTTTTTGCAAGCCAATTAGGGTTGAAGATATGGGTTTGGTGTTTACTGAAAGCTAATTTTAAACCCAAATTTACATCTATTAAAATTGGCAAGGGTGAAAGCACTGTTAAAATAGATAGGGGTAGTTTTATTTTTGGCAGGTTTAAGGCTGAGGATGAGTTAAATATAGATGGTTCTACTATATATAAATGGATTAAAAGATTTGAAGATGATGACATGATAAAAATACAAAGTAACAGCCATTACAGCATTATAAGTATTTGTAATTATGATAGTTATCAGCAATTTGAGGATGATGAAGTAGCAACCATTCAACAGCCATGTAACAGCCAAGTAGCAACCATTCAACAGCCATGTAACACAACTAATAATGCTAATAAAGATAATAATGTTAAGAAAAATATTGATATACCCAAAAATCCAGAAACAGATTACGAGAAACTACTTGTCTGGATGGGAAAGAACACACCAACTGTTTTGAAGCTCGAAAAGCAACTTACACAAGAACAATTCGACAACCTGTTAAAAACATACGGCAAACAACTAATTGCTGATACACTTTTAAGCATGGAGAACAAAAAAGACTTGCTGAAAAAATATAAGTCTGTTGGATTAACTTTAAATAACTGGATGAAACCAAAATGAAACCAAAAGAACAACATATAATTGCCGCTGATATTGATTTTGGCAAATTACCACCTCAGGCAGTAGATATTGAAAATCTTTTAATAGGGGCTTTGATGATTGAAAGTGACGCCTTTGAAAGAATAGCTGACACACTGACCGCTGAAATGTTTTACGACAAACAGAACGCTCTTATATTTCAGGCAATAAACGAACTTTCAAATGATGGTCAGAATGTAGATTCCATGCTTGTAACTAATCAGCTGAGAAAAAACGGAACAATAGATGGAGCTGGAGGTATACACAGAATAGCGGTGCTTCAATCGGCTGTTAATTCAACAGCAAATCTTGAAACACACGCCCGGATTATTTACGAAAAATATATTTCACGGCAGATAATAACAACGTGCTATCAGGTTCAGGAAATGGCATACAGCGAGGGTTATACCGCTGATGAAATTATGTTCACAATTACCGAAAAACTAAAATCAATCGAAACTGTTAAATCAGGTGGCGTAATGTCGATGGTTGATGTGGTTACAGAAATGGTGGAAAATATCAAGAAAAACACGGCGTTTGATGGTAAATTTACAGGTACACCGACAGGCTTTAAAATCTTTGATGAGCGTTCAGGAGGATTTCAGCAGGGTGATTTTATCGTGATAGCCGCTGAAAGCTCACAAGGAAAAACATCTTTATCTCTTTCAATGGCTCGCAACATGGCAATGACTTATGGCGCACCGATAGGCTTTTACTCTCTTGAAATGATGGCTCTGCAATTGGGCGCAAGGATTACATCAATCGAAACGGGGATGGCTGCAAATGTGATACTGTATCAGAAATTCAACGATGAAATGTATTACAAAATTGATAGCAAATTGAGCAGGATTTGCAACGCTGAAATATACGTGGATGATAGCATTACATCAAACTTGAACTCTATTGTAATGTCGATTCGTGGCATGGTAAAAAAACAGGGTGTTCACGGTGTTTTTGTTGACTACCTTCAACTTGTGAATGTATCTGACAGGTCGATGAATAAGGAGCAACAAACGGCATATATTGCACGAACCTTCAAGAATTTAGCAAAGGAGCTTAAAATATGGATTTGCGCAATGTCGCAACTTGCAAGGGAAAATACAAACCCTGTACCTTCAATTAAGAGGCTAAGGGATTCAGGTCAGATTGAAGAGGCTGCCGATGTGGTGTTTTTGATTTACAGACCCGAATACTACTCACGGCAGCATATTGATGAATTTAGAACGATTGACCCGAAAGGCACTGCGATGATTGACATTGCAAAGGGTCGTAATATCGGTGTGTTCAAGTTTATTACACACTTCAACGCCGCAACTACTCACTTCTTTGATGATGGCGATTATGATTATGTTGAATTTGAGAATAGAGACCCATTTTGACCTGTTAGGCTGGAATAATTTAACTGGGCAATTTGAAAAACAAGAGACACCGTTTTAGAAATATGAAAACACAAACATTTCTATTCATTTACTCCCGCAAAGGTGAGGTAAAAGTATTGAACAGCTACGATAATGCAATCTTTGAACAGACCAAAGAGTTTAAAAAGTGGAAGCACACCGCAACAATTGAACCGTGTGTGTTCATCGAGAACATTTGCAACCGGTGTACAAACAAGGAAGTAATCGATGAAATAAACGAGTTAAAGCAATAAACCTGCTGCACAACAAAAAAACAGGCAATTTTAAACGGAAAAAACAAAGTAAATTTGCAAAATGAAACAGATTAACGAAACGACATTTACGAGCGACAACGGGATGATAACATTCATTCATGGGGATTGTATGGAATTTATGGCAGGGTGCAAAGAGAATGAGTTTGATTTGGCAGTGGTTGACCCTGAGTTTGGAATTGGAATAAGTGAGTCGGCAAGGCTTGTAACTGATAAAGGATTGAAGGCAAAAAAATGGGACAATAAACCAATTGACTCAAATTATTTCAATATGCTTTTTGCAATATCAGAAAATCAAATAATATGGGGAGGTAATTATTATCCGCTTCCCGCAAACAAACACTGCATTATTTGGGACAAATTGCAGCCTGAAAAATTATCTTTTGGCATGTTTGATTACGCATGGACTTCTTTTCATGGCGCAAATAAAATGTTTAGGCAATCGGTGCAAAAGGAAACAATACATTTTCACCCGACAGCAAAACCAATTCAACTTTACCGCTGGATTTTCAAAAACTACGCAAAGCCTACAGACCACATACTCGATACACACGGCGGTTCAATGTCCTCGGCTATCGCCGCACACATGGAAGGCTTGCGGCTGACGATTATAGAACTTGACAAAGAGTATTTTGATAAGGCGATAAACAGGTTTAAAATCTACGAACAACAACTAACTTTATTCTAAAACATGCTGTAAAACATGTTTTTGCTATTGCATGTGTGGGAAGGAATGGCGTACTTTGTGAAAGATAATAACGTATGGTGCTATGTTTTCGGTTTGCCTTGCAGAAATTGTCAAGCCTACTGAAAAGTTTACTGGCAAACTGAAATATAGCACGTGTTACCGCCAGTTATTTGAATTATTAACTTAAAAATAGGAGATAAAAACAATGACGGAACAAGAAAAAACAATTGCAAAGATTTTTGATAAATCAGTTGAAGCATTGGGAATAATGACAAAATCATTATGTGATGCCATAAAATCAACAAAAACAGAAAAGAGATATGTAATGTATAAAGACCAAAAATGCGAACTTATCGGAACGTCTGATGGTGGCGGAACTTTAAACACTGGCGGATTGGCTTTTTGTATAATACTTCCAGATGGTTCAGTTCATAATGTTCAGGATTCACACTGTCGGTTTTTATAATTGGCGGTAACTACGGAATAAAATCCGTTTTTATGGATTTTATGAAGAGTTATCAGCCGTTTTAATGGCTTATGATTAAAAAGCTAATTTTCATATAATACTAACAATTATTTTACGCCTGAAAAGGCAGGCGGGCGGTGAAAATCCGTGTTTAAAAGGTTATTTTAATAGTAAATCAGAATCACCCCTTGCGAGCGAGTGAGGGGTGATTTAAAAGGGGTTGTAGCTTTAGTGG